CCACCGATCTCTCCAGTGAACACGACTGTCGGCATCCCGAACAAACATAATCTCAACGTCTTCCTCTTCGATTGCAAAGAATCGTTCGACCATGTTGATGGCTCCAAGCTTTCCAGTTGGCTTGACCACTACATTCGAATACATTGCGACTTGCTCCAAGAACTCTGGATCTACATCGGGAGCAGTGTAAATATAGACTTTCCATCCTGGAAAGTGAGTTCCGATTAGATTAACATTTTGAATCATTGCAACTGGATAATATCTTGGATTGGGTGGTCCATACAAGCAGAAGGAAAACACCTTCACCATTGTTACTACTATAGTATAAGAACAATGAAGGTTTTCTGCATGGATCTTCACATCTCCGTGATTGGAGACTTTAAATCCCTGGGATTAGATATTGAAGTTACAGATTGGTGTATGTCAGGCCATGCGTACGTAATGAAGCGCGTCATGGACAAGCCTAATCATATCAACGCAGGTACTTGGAAACAGTTGACACCCCAACAAATTGAAGCCTTTCAGAAAGAGTATGATACGTTCTTATCTACATTCGACTGCTTTGTTGTGGGATATGCAAGCTCCTTTGCGATGGTGTTTGAAAAGTACCGCAAGCCGATTATCATGATCAATGCCTGTCGATATGATCTCCCCTTCTGTTGGACTCGAGATATGGATGGACTTGCTCGGTATAAGGACTGTCTTCGTCGGCTGGACGCCGATGGACTCCTGTTTGTAGTGTCAAACAATCTTGGGGATCAATGGTATACTCAGTGCTTCTCTGGTATACAGACTCGTCACATCCCGTCTCTGTGCTTGTATACCGGAATCAGGTACGCCCCAACACGACCTACCTTCTTGTGCTATCACGGAAACGTGCCCAACCATCCACTCGTAACACCCAAGAAAGACATTGGGGTGTTCGATTGGTCAGTTCTCGGTCAGTTTAAGGGAATCATTCACTTCCCCTACGAAATCAGTACGATGAGCATGTTTGAGCATTTCTCAGGGGGTCTACCCATGTTCTTCCCATCCAAGGAGTACTTGAAGGCAAATCCGTCGCTGCAGACACTCGCTGCCTATTGGTCACCTCTTCCCCCCGACATGAAAGAAGTTGAAAATCTGGCTGATTGGATTGATCGTGCTGATTTCTACAACGCCTTCAAGTCTCCAAACGTCCGGTATTTCGATTCAATTCCTCATCTATTCAGCTTACTGGAGACGTTTCAGTATGTCCCCGAGTCGCGCACCGACTACATTGAATCCGCAAAGGCCCAGTGGAGACAGCTTCTTGCCGAAGTGAAGACCCGGAGTATTCGTACTAAATCCCCTCAACACCTCTGCTACAATCGGCTACCCCTTCTTGCTCAATCGGTCTACGATGCAAACTATCAGGGGTCGGGGGTCACAGTCCAGCATACCTATCCGTATAGGTACCCATCTGCATTTGGCGATATCGTGTTTGTCAAGACAGACTATCTTGAGTGGTTCCTGCAAAACCGAGTCGTGAATACATCGATCACGCTTGTCACGGGTGTCTCAGACTTTTCTCCGAGTGAATCTGCATGCAAAAAGATTCTTGAAAATCCAAACGTCAAACGGTGGATTGGATGCAACATTACAGTTCGGCATCCAAAGATCTACAAGATCCCGATTGGGGTAGGAGAACCCGAACGACAGAACGGGAACCACGATGAACTTGTCCGTCTTCACGAAAGCCGAATTCCATGGCAAGAAAAGAGCGATGAACTTTGCATTCCGTATCATGGAAACACACATGGATCTAGGACGTTACAACCAACCCTTCCTCGACTCCCATTTGGAGAGTACATGACTGAAATCGGAAAGCACAAGTTTGTAGTTTCACTCCGTGGAAATGGTGTGGATACTCACCGAGTCTGTGAAATTCTACTGATGGGTTCAGTCCCCGTTATCTTGCACTCAGGACTCGATGACATGTACGAACGGTTCCCATGTTTGCTCGTTGACTCGTTTGATGCGATTGATACCTCTGGGTTTACGTGGGACCCCGTCAAGTATGAACAGTTCCTTGATGTCTTTTGGATGAGGCTACGTGACTTACAAGCATTCCTCTCAAGTTAATGAATGAAGTGTGCCGTAGTAACAGGTGTCACCGGACAGGACGGATCGTATTTGGCCGAACTCCTGATCAGCAAGGACTATGATGTGTTTGGACTCGCTCGCAGGACATCTCGCTCCAACACGGAGCGGATTGCCGGGATTCTCCAGCACCCCCGCTTCTTCCTCCGCGAGGCGGATCTTTCGGACGCAAGCTCCCTTCGAACTGTCTTTGAGGAGGTTGCCAAGTACGATCGGATCGAGGTCTACAATCTCGCAGCGCAGTCTCACGTCCACACCTCCTTCCGTCAGCCCGAATTGACTGCCGATGTAGATGGTCTTGGGCCTCTCCGGATCCTGGAGATTCTCCGGTCGATGAATCTGAATCAGGCTCGTTTCTATCAGGCATCTACGTCGGAGCTCTACGGCAAGGTGATGGAGACACCGCAGAGCGAGACGACTCCCTTCTACCCTCGGAGTCCCTATGGATGTGCCAAACTCTACGCATTCTGGATTGTCAAGAACTACCGGGAGAGCTACGGGATGTTTGCCTGCAACGGCATTCTGTTCAACCATGAGTCAGAGCGTCGTGGCGAGGAGTTCATTACTCGCAAGATCACGAAGGGTATTGCGAGGTTACGTAAGGATCCTACCTTTGTCCTTGAGCTTGGAAACCTGGACGCTAAGCGCGACTGGGGATACGCCCCAGATTACGTTGAGGGAATGTGGAGAATGTTGCAGCAGACTCTACCCGATGACTATGTCTTGGCGACGGGTGAGACACATACCGTTCGGGAGTTTCTGGAGACTGCATGGGGTCCGATTACGTGGAAGGGTGACGGTGTCAATGAAACGGGTGAGGATTCAACGGGACGGGTGATTGTCCGCATTAACTCCGAGTTCTACCGCCCTGCAGAGGTTGAGCTCTTGATTGGAGATCCGACCAAAGCCTGCTACAAGCTTGGGTGGAGGGCAACCACTACGTTCCCCGAGTTAGTTGCGCGGATGGTTTTACACGACAGTGTCTAAGAGAATAGAAATGTCGACTACCTCAAAGATTCTAACTCGGCTTCTCGATCTTCCGACTAAGTTCTTTGTGGATATTGGAGCCGCAAATGATCCAAATGAATCTCAGAGCGAGCTTCTTCTTCGCAATGGATGGGGTGGTGTAATGTTTGAGTGTAATCCGGAGAAGTTTGTCCCCCTTACAGAGCGGATGCGCCAATATCCGGTTAAGATCATTTCCCAGAAAGTGACACCGGATAATATCATTCAGTTCTTGCAGGATGCAGGCGCACCAAATGACTTCTATCTGTCTCTGGATATCGACGGATATGATTTCTTTGTACTTCAAAAGATCCTTACCGTCTACAGACCCCAACTGATCATCAGTGAGATCAATGAAAAGATCCCGCCACCCATTAAGTTTACTGTGAACTACGACCCAAACTATTGGTGGGATGTCAGTCACTTCTACGGATACTCTCTTTCCATGCTCGAGGATATCAAGGGATACAAGGTTGAGAGTCTTGACTTCAACAATGTGATCATGACACCCGGTATTCAGGAAGTCCCGTTTGCCGATCTTTATCGCGATGGGTATTGGAATATGAATGGAGGTCGGCCGGGGTACAATGCGGACTTCGATCCGATCTACACAATGTCACGCGAAGATCAGATCAACTTTATTAATGAGAAATTTAAGAAGTTTGCGGGTAAGTATACACTGAATGGAACTGTATATAGCCTTCCTTCTCAGCCCAAGTTCTTTTGGAACCGCGGATGAGTATACAGGTTAGTGTCTGGGGTAATATAAATGAACGTTGCGAATACAGGCCAGATTCAAGTCAACAGCTCATTCGGTCAATGGATTGCTAAGTATTCAGCAGATCCCAAGTTTAGTCGCTATCTTGAAATTGGAACCTGGAATGGACAGGGATCTACTTGCTGTTTCTATGAGGGGTTCAAGACGCGCACAGATACCTTCACACTTCAGAGCTATGAAATTATGAAGGATCGTGTCGCCGAGGCAACGAAAGTGTGGCAGGGGTATTCGCCGATTCAGATCATCCATGGACGCGTGCTAAAGGATCATGAGTGTCCCACGTCGGACGCAGTTCGTGCAGTCCATCCGGTAATCAATTCAGAATGGCATAACCAAGATGTTACACATTTCTGGACGTGTCCGTATGTTCCTATGAACGACCCACAAGTGATTCTGTTGGACGGCGCAGAGTATCTGACATGGTTTGAGTTTGAAAAAATGATCGCAACAACACAGGCATCGGTATATCTTCTGGATGACACGCAAACTGCAAAGTGTCCAAAGATCCTAAGGTGGTTTGCCGATCACCCCGAGTGGAGGCGTGTCGCGGGATCAGACACCGAGAGGAATGGATGGGCCGTTTATGAGCAGAGATACTCTTCATTGTAGATTCGTGAAATCACAGTCAGCTTCATAGTTCAAGATCACTGTCAAAATGTAGGTGGGTTTCCACGCGCATTTTGTTTTTGATTTCTTGGTTGATTTCTTGTAGTGGTTCTTGGAGGTTTCTAGTTGCTGTACGCCAGACCACCCATGCCGGACATGACGCGCAGCACGTTGTAGTTCACCGCGTAGACGCGCACCTGAGCCGTGCGGCCCGATCGCACCGTGTTCACGGACACCGTCAGCTGGAGCGTCGCCTTGTCGATACGCGAGAAGTTGCAGGTGCCCGACGGCTGGTGCTCCTCCGGCTTCAGGGCAAACGAGTACACGTTGATGCCCTGGGTCGGCGTGCGGCTGTGGTGCTGGTAGGGCTGCACGCGGGAGAAGTAACGTCCCTCGCGCTCCGTGAAGCGGTCCTGACCGTTGAGCTGCAGCTTGGCAACCTCCACCGGGTTCTTGCCCTCGCAGCGCACACCAGACTGGAGGATGACCTTCGCGAGCAGGTAGTTGGTCGTGTCCTCGAAGACCACGCCCTGGTCGTTGGTGGTCTGGCTGTCGAGCCAGCTGGCGCCGTTGAGCGACGGGCCAATACCCGGGGC